AGGACTCGGTGTCGGTGAAGGAGTCGGGCTAGGTGTAGGCGAAGGAGTTGGACTCGGTGTAGGTGACGGAGTCGGACTTGGTGTAGGTGATGGAGTTGGACTCGGTGTAGGACTTGGTGTCGGGCTAGGGGTTGGACTAGGTGTTGGAGTTGGTTCTGGTGACGGTGACGGTGTAGGGGTTGGTGTAGGACTTGAAGCACAATATGGCAAAACTGATATAGTTGCTGATCCAGAATCAAATTCTTGTGTTATTGTAACTAATGAAGAAACACTAGTTTGTATTACATCTCCCACAGAATTTACATAATCTTCACTCGTTTGTAATTTTAAGTAGCCCCCATTCTCAACGATAGAATATTCAGACAGTATAGTTCCATTTACTATGTTTATATATTGTTGAGGAACACTATTGAATGTATAGTCTACAATTATAGAAACTTGGCATGTTGATTCACCAATACAAAATCCATTTGAGCAGGATGTGCCACCACTTGGACAATCAGATCCTGGGCATACACAAGCGTCAAGTTCTTGCGAATAGCAACCAGAATTTCCGCTTCCACATGGATTATTTGTTTGATCTGTTCCATATATATTTGGAAGTTCTTCTGCCGTACATATATTTTGAGTCAAAATAGGTAAATATGATTCACAATATGCTTTAGTTTTAAACATATTGTTGTTAGAACTTAAAGAATCTATTGGTACATCATTTGTATATATACTTTCACACCCAAAACAATTACATGGAGACAAAAATGGTGTCCATCCCAAAAAACAATTTCCAGTATGAGCGTCAGCAAAATCTAGTGCTGATTGTAATGAAGTAAAATAAAATGTGTCTGCATTTTCAACGGTTGCACTAGCGTTATTGTTAAGAAGATCTAAACAAGCATCAATATTATCTACAAAACAACTATATCTGTCACATGGGTCATTAGGATTTATATATAAACCATTCTTGCAAAGACCATCTGCACTTGCTGTGCCTACAGTATAGCAAGCGTCACCAATTCCTCCTGCTTCTGCTTGCCATACAAAAGTTTCGCATGGGTATTCTGCAACTTCTGGAACACATTCCCCATTACAGCATATTTCTCCTGCCCCACAAGATATCAAACAAGTACCGCAATGAGATTCATCATTTTCTAAATCAAAAAGTGTTCCTTCACAACAACCATACCCAGGTGAAGCAGAATTAAAGCAAGAACCACAATGAGTAGAACTGGTATTTAGATCTACGCATGTTCCACCACAACATGTTTGTCCAGATGGACAAGTATTACCACATGATCCACAATTTGAACTGTCGTTTAATTTGTCTTTACATTGACCATCACAACAAATATCAGTTGAATTTGGACAACATGTTCCACCACAACATTTGTTTGTAGAACAAGATGGTATACAAACACCTTCACAACAAAAATCATCTATATTTGGGCAGCAAACACCATTACAACAATTGCATGGAGAATTTACACATTGACCGCCACAGCAATTTTGATTTTCTGCACATGTATTTCCACAGGAACCACAATTATTTGCATCATAATCTAAACCCTTGCATTCTCCATTGCAGCATTCATTTGATCCAGAACAATTCTCTGGTCCACAAGTAGTGGTCGTTGTTGTTGTTGGTGCTTGCGTTGTTGTTGTTGTTTCTGGGGGTAATGCTGTTGTTGATGATTCTGGTGCTTGTGTTGTTGGTGGTGCAGAACACCCTTGTGTGTTCCAACCGCATCCAGCATCACAATTTATTCCATTAAAGAAAAATCCAACAATGCTACATGTTGTACTTCCTTCTGCACAAGTTCCAGAACATGTTCCAGTAGAATATATTTGTCCTTGTGAAGTTGGAATATTTTCCGGTATTGGATTTAAATTTTCGTCTGTTAATGGTGGTGGTGATACGCTACAATTACAACCTCCATCACCATAAATTTTTAATTCTTCATTTGACTCCCATTGTAATAATCCATCTTTCTCTACTGCTGTATAAGAACATATTCCAAAAACTAAAATCTCACCTTCATAGGATGGTTTGTCTTTTATATTTAATGGATCAATACAATTAGACATGTTTAATCCCCAAATGCTGGAGTGATGATCAAATTACCAACACTTACTGTTACAGTATGACCACTTAAAAAAACCGATCTTATTTCATAAGACCATCTTCCAGCACCAATGGATGCTAAATTAGCACTACTAAGTTCAAGTCTTAAAGTTTTACTATCTATATAAGATATACTTTTTGAAAAATTTATTTTACCATCTACATAAAAAGATGTTGATACTTGACTTAAATTTGGATAATCATCCGAAGTGAAATCTATAGCTCTACCGTCTACAGCATAATAATCATCGGTTAGTCTTAAATCTAATGTGTCTCCAGCTACAAATTTAATCATTGATGGTGCTGGAGATGGGGTCGGGCTAGGAGTCGGACTCGGTGTCGGTGAAGGAGTTGGACTCGGTGTCGGGCTTGGAGTCGGACTCGGTGTAGGCGATGGTGTTGGACTTGGTGTAGGTGACGGAGTCGGGCTTGGTGTCGGGCTAGGAGTTGGACTAGGGGTCGGACTCGGTGTCGGGCTAGGAGTCGGGGTTGGAGTCGGACTCGGTGTCGGTGACGGTGTTGGACTCGGTGTCGGACTCGGTGTTGGACTCGGTGTCGGGCTAGGAGTTGGACTAGGGGTCGGACTCGGTGTCGGGGTTGGAGTCGGACTCGGTGTAGGTGACGGAGTTGGACTCGGTGTCGGTGTCGGTGCAGAAGGAACAATATATGATGAAAATGAAGTAAATCCAACTCCATTTGTCGGAGTTCCACCATCATCGACTGTAAAAGTTAAAATTTGTCCTTGCTCAACAGAAAAACTCCCAGATCCACCTACATCAGAATCACTAAATCTTTGAAAAAAAGCACCACCAGAAAAATAATCTATAGTAGAAGTAAAATTATATCCACCATCTAATACGATATCATAATAAAATGTTCCAGTAATATTTACTATAAAAGAGCGACTTTGATTCATACTTAATTCAAAGTAGAATGGTGTTAACACATCAAAACCATCACCAGAAAAATATTGTGATATGAATGGATATTCATATTCAGAAGATTCATAAAAAGAAATGCTTCTAGATGGCTCTACAGTAATATCAATAATAAAGTTAAAACTAGAATTGACTCCTTGTATTTCTACAATTTCTCCTGCATGTACTGCTATACTACCAGACTTAATAAAAAAATTTGTATTAGTATAACTAACTGTTTTTTGATGTAAAGTATTACCAATAGAATCTCTAATAGTTAAAACTACAACAGATCCAAACTGTACTGGTTCTGGCATAGAAATTTCATAACTAATTATGCCAGAAATTAATACATTATAAGATCTTATTCCACCAGAGTTTGGTTCTCCTTGAAAAGTTCCTGACGCAGTACCTAGCTCTGAACTAAATGTAGCAACAGAGTTGGTTGTATTTACTGGTAATACTTCACTTATAATTTGACTCACCGATATACCCTCTATCGATGATGTTAAGAAATAAATCCGCTTGTATATATACAAACATACTCATTGCTGTTAAAAACAGTATATTCAATCTTAGTTAAAGTATCATTTGTATAAACAATTTCATTCTGCATTTACTGTTTCCTTCTTATATTTTTTAATTTCTTGTAGTTCTCTAGTGTTCAACAATATCTGATTAAGTATAGTCATGGTATTTTCTTGGCTTTTAACCACATTTTCCAGACCATTTTCTAATCTGTCTATAAATTTGATATGTCTATCATGTAAGGGCAAAATAATCTTATTTCCTAACCAATTTGCTGCTTTATAAGTTGTCCAAACAAAAAATATTAAAAAACTACAAGAAACACCTAATCGTTCAACCAATAGGATAATCTCTTTTTCATCCATTGTTTTAACCCCCAAATAGTATAATTATGCCTATATTAAATTACACCTACAACTCCAACTTCTGTAGCGTTCTCTACTGCCTTTCTCTTTTCTGCAAAAGTACTGGCTAAAAGCGAGCGAGCTTGACCATATTCTAAAAGAACAGCAGTCATTTCTTCTATGGATGAGAAAGTAATTGGTATATTATCCATGCTAATAAGTTTTGGAAGTTCTAAGCCTAGTGCTGCTGCCTCTTTTGCAAGAGAAAAAACACCTACAAGAAGTGCTACATCAGAAGATGAAATGCCTAAACGATAACCACGACCAGAATCCCAACCAACTTTTTCTAACGCTGCCCATTCATTATCTATATTTTGGAATGACCATGCCTTTGCTTGAGAAAGAGCGTCTGGTGGTGCTGTTGGTATATAATTCCATACCTGTTCAGAAAGTTGAGATATAAATTTTCCAATTTCTGAATCACACAAAACTGGCATAGTTATATTTTTAGAAACACCATCTGGATTTGTTTTAACAAGATTGATGTTATATATGTCTTCTGTTGCTATTCCAGAGTTATCTACCCTATTAGTCAAAATAATGCTTAAACTTAACATTTTTTCTCCTATACTTTTATGATAAAATTAACAACTATCGATGGAGGCATAATACTAAATGCTGTTCCACCCCCAGTATTTGAGTTTGTTACAGCATGATTATGGTTAGCACTTTCAGTTCCAGTAGTAGTAGCATGAGTATGATTTTGATTGGCCCCTTGTGTATTAGGTGTTCCATTAGCACTTCTGTTAGCACCATCCATTATACCATATGATCCAAATGACCCAACATTTCTTCCCCAACCATGAGTATGGTCAACAGATACACCACCACTTGTACCAGTGTGTGTATGATTTGCACTCTGAGTGCCTACTGTTGCAGTATGTGTATGAGAAGCCATATTAGCTACAGACAATGTGGCTGTTTCTGCTCCAATATTTGACCCTAAAGTTCTAGCGGTTAAAGAAGATCCTGCCCCTGCACAAATTGGCATTCTTCCACGCATATCTGGCAAAGTAAATGTATTATTAGAATTACCAGAACCAAAAGTTGTTCCTATAACCTTAAACAAATCGGCATAAGTATTTCTATTAACATTACTTCCGTCACATGATAGCCATCCATCAGGAATTACAGAGCCAGCGAAAAATCTTATAACACCAATAGGAGTAATAGATGATTGCAAACCTTGAAAGGAACTTCCTTTTGGAGAATTAGTTGGTATCGAATTATAAGAAAAAGATCCTGCCAATTTTCACCTATGTTTTTATGATAAAATTAACAACTATTGATGGTGACATAATACTAAATGGCGTTCCACTTCCAGTATTAGAATTAGTTACTGAATGAGTATGAGTAGCACTTTCAGTTCCTGTGGTAGTAGTATGATCATGATTTTGTTGAATCCCACCAGTATTTGGTTGACCAGAACTACTAGCTGTAAGCGAGTCCAATAATCCATAAGAGCCAGTTGTACCTACAGTATGACTAAACCAATGATTGTGATTTGAGCTTTCGCCCCCACTTGTTCCTGTGTGTGTATGCGTAACGCTTTCTGTTCCTACTGTAGCAGTATGAGTATGAGAAGGTAAGTTAGCTTCAGACAGGGTTGCAGTTTCTGCTCCAGCAGTTGCTGCTAAATTTCTAGCAGTTAATCCAGTACCAGTTCCAACACCAATAGGCATTCTTCCACGCATATCTGGTAATGCAAATGTATTATTAGAATTTCCAACGCCATAAGTAGTACCGATTACTTTAAACAAATCGCTATAAGTTATTCTGCTTACAGAACTTCCATCACACATTAACCATCCATTTGGGGCTGTAGAACCAGCAAACATTTCTATTACACCACTTGGTATAGTTGGAGGTTTAACAGATTCAAATGAACTTCCTTTCGGTAAGTTTGTTGGTATCGTGTTGTAAGAAAAAGATCCAGCCAATTTTCACCTATATTTTTATAATAAAATTAACAGCCAATAATGGTGGCATAATACTAAACGCTGTTCCGCTTCCAGTATTTGCATTTGTAACTGAATGTGAATGTGTGGCACTTTCAGTACCAAATGTTGTAGAATGAGTATGCCCAACAGAATTCGCAGTTGTTAATGGTGTTGCTGCACTAGCAGTAAGATGGTCTATGATGCCATAACTAGACCCAGTAGTTCCTATAGGTATACCATAACTATGGGTATGATTAACGCTTTGACCACCACTTGTACCAGTATGTGTATGATTAGCACTTTGTGTTCCAACTGTAGCTGTATGAGTATGCGATGGAAGATTTGTTTCTGCTAATGTTGCTGTTTCTGCACCTATATTTGAACCTAAAGTTCTAGCAGTCAAAGATGTGCCAGTTCCAGCACAAATCGGTATTCTTCCACGCATATCTGGTAAAGCAAAAGTATTGTTGGCATTACCAGTTCCATATGTTGTTCCTATAACCTTGAACAAATCGTTATAAGACCTTCTGCTAATTACACTTCCGTCACATATCAACCATCCATTTGGAGCAGTTGATCCAGCGAACATTTGTATAGTTCCAGAAGGTATAACAAAATCTCGAACAGGTTGAAACGCAGAACCCTTTGGAGAATTGCTTGGTATCATACCATAGCTAAACGCTCCTGGCATTAGTAATTGCCCCCAAATGTAAATACCTGTAAGGCGGTGGTAGATGCAGTAGTGGTTACAGTTACAGAAGCATATAGTTTATATGTAGACGGAAGAACTAGAGGGTTTGTGAATGTTAAGGTAGTTGTAAATCCAGCAACAGTAGTTGATGGAGTAACTGCGGTAACTGCAATTTCAGTAAAAAGCTGTGCATTAGTACCATCCCATATCCATATGCCAACTAAATTAGCTGCAGTAGGTGCGGTGATAGAGGTAGAACAAGCATTGACTTGAATACTATCAATCCTACAACCATTAGTTGTAGTATTTAGCAATTGTACAATATTAGCTCCTGCAAGACTGGCAGTAGCAGTCTTACCTCTAGTTGTACACGCTGTTTGAGCACTCATATCCAAATAACCAATCAAAGGTGATTGTACAAAT